GGACTTTACTAGTGTTTATGTCTTTTAGTGTTGTTTTTACATCGTCCCACTTCTTACTAGGCGTCTCTTTACTAGAGGCGTATTGTGCTGGACAATCAACGCATTCCTTATCAAATATAGATTCTTGTTCTTTAAAATCTATAATATAGGAATTGTTTTCCGATTTTTTCTCACCGGGTTTTTTCTCATCTTTATCAAATATATCTGTCTTAAAACCACTATAATAACTTCTAACTCTAGATCCATCCTCAAAATTAAATCTATCATCATAATTCTTAAAGTAGTTCTTTAACTCTTCTTTGAAAGCTCTTTGTGATAATGGATATGGTACCTTTGCATCGTCACAATATGCTTTATACATTTCCCAAGCTGCTTTTAAAGTAGTACCATCTTCTCTTTTAAATACATGATATGCGTCTATAACAAAGTTATAAAAATCATTTGATGCACCGATCATAGAAGTTGGTATATAATGATCATAGTAACCTGGATCAGACAAATATACTTCTTTACAATGCCAAGCAATTGCACCCAGTTCAAAGTCTATTTGTTTAACAAGTCTATTATATTCTTTTACATCTAACTTGTTTCCTGTTGGTGATACATCAATAAGTCTTCTTATTAAACCAGACTTACCATCTGTAATACGTACAGGTTTATTTGTACCCATAAATAACATACATTTAAATCTATTAGAATATGTTGATTTAAATTTCTCATTAACAGTCATTAATTCGTGTGATACTAAACTATTCAATCTTGTATTATCTTCAATTCTAGATAAATCACCATCATGTTGAATAGCTACTAATGGATTAGATTTGAATGCTTCCAAAGCAAAAGTATTGTTAGCAGAACCTAATGCCTTCGCATCGAATACAGAATAATAACCTTCAAATAATTTTTGCATTATATTTAGTACAGTTGATTTACCCGTACCTGCTGCACCATAAAGAACTAAAAACTTTTGAATATGCTTTGAGTCACCAGTTATGACTGAACCAATAGCCCATTCAAGTTTATGACGTTCTTCGTCAGAATATAAAGTAGACACCAATTTCAAATATGAATCGATGTTACCTTCTTCAAGAGGATATGGTAATCGTTTACTTGCATAATCGCTCTTGTTAGTTTCAGTATTTGAAAATATAAGAGTTTCGTCCAACATTTCGAATGAATCTCTCTTTTGTTTTTGACAATATTTATGCCATTGATCTATAGAACCTGTACTTGAATCCCAAGTATATAGAATATTAACATATTCTTCTGGATGTTTGTCAATGAAATCGTCTGCATATTTCTTTAATTCATTATCAATTATAGCTAATGCGTCATCTTCATTAGTAGACCACAAACCTCGTTCCTCGATCCAAACAGCATAAAAATCGCCACCTCGAATCATTAAATCTTTAGACTTAGGATATAAACGGAATTTTGGAAATATCTCAGTACCCTTTTTGGTAGAACGTGTAGATATGATTAAAAAATCCACCATATCCTTCTAGTCTCCTTTCTTTGGCTTCAACTCCTCAACTTTTTTAGTGAGATTATTTATTTTTTCTTCTTGCTCATTTACCTTTTTAGATATAGTATACAAGCATGCAAAACCCATAAATAACACTATACACGTTTTCATGTAATTTCTTTTTATATAACTGAACGCATCATCACTTAAAAATATCATATTAATTCTCCTTTCAATAATTTATTTTTAAACAAACTTGTCTAAATACCAGCATAGCTGCGCCCAGATTTCTACTTTTCGTAGATCTTCCGCACAGTCTCTAATATAAAACAGTCCGCCTTTACCATCTGGTTCATACTCTCTATGAAGAAATATATCTAACTTGTGTTTAACTAAATCTCTATCATAAATATCATCAGTCATTAACCCAAGTCCAAGGTTAGACATCATTCTCCAAAACCATTGAGCAGTACGATCACCATACCTCGGATCATCCATAATAGTTTCCTCACATCTAATTGCTAACGCAACCATCATTTCTAACACCGAGCAAGGACCTTCTATTTTACATGGAATGGGCACCCCTTCTCGTTCTTCGAACTCTAACGAGAATCGATAACGAAGATCTTCACCATCTATTGCACGATTGACATCGTTTGGTATACTAAATATAAATTCAGTATCATGAAGCGTCGCGAATAATTTCTTGTAAGAAACATCTCCGTGAACTTTATATTTGCATACGTAATTGTATAGCCACTCAAAATATTCATTCTCAATTACGTGGCTTAGCTCCATTAATTAGCACGTCCTCTTTTTGGAATCTCACTAAACATTTTTTCACTTTTTAATATTTCATAATCCATTTCATTCATTTCATCACGAATATAAACAGAATCGTCCTCATACTCACCGAAATGATCTAGAGCATCTGGACCAATCATTGTTTCCATTTCTCCTGATGTTATTGGATTATCTATTTCATCAGTTAATACATTATCCGCATAATATGTTAAAGTCTTTGTTCCATATTCATTAAATTCACCAAATTGTTCTGGTGTTATTACATATGGTACAATAACTTCAACGCCTGGATCAACATCTACAGTATAATTAGATTCATCATCTTCTTCTGTATTCTCTTCATCTTCTGTAGAATATCCTTCGGCTGTAACAATGTCTTCAACTGTTTCTTTTGGTTCTTTCCATTTATTAATAACTTTTTCGACTGTTTCTTTAACTTCATCTTTAGTTATTCTTGGTTTTCTATTTTTAAATGTTTCTTTAACAGATTCTATTTCTTCATCTGCTAAATCTTTATATTTTTTCTCAATTAACTTCCATGTAACAACAGAACCTATTGCAGCTCCTGCTACAAAGCATAATAAATTTTTCATATATCCTCCTTTTTATATTAGATCGTAGATAACTCCATCAACATTAAAGTCTAATAATATATTATATTTTTAACCATTAACAAATCTACGAGTTCCTTGATCATTTCTATATAGACCAAAATCTACGTAATTATCTCCTTTTGTGTTTCCATTTTTATCATAAACCCAACCAACTACTTGACCAGCTTTACTTCTTGGAATATCAAGTAAGTCATATACTTCATTTAAGAATAAATGACCTCTTGCTTTTAACATTTCATTTGCATAATCTTGTTGTCTTCTTAAGAACATCATATTATACTCTGGATCTTTTGCAAAATTCTCTGAAGCTGCATCAAAGAATCTAGCATATTCACTTATATTATCCAAAGGATTCCCCTCGGGATCAATATAATATTCTGTTTCTTTTACTGTTTTTCCGTCCTTACCTTTTTTCTTAACTTCTTTAGATTTTAGACCAAATCTCATTTGTTGATCTACGCCCTCACCAAATTCTTCAATAACGTTCTTACGATATTGTTTGAATCCTTTATCTATAGCTGCATATGCTGCGGCAATTGCTACATTTCTCTTCTTTAATACTTTATGACCTGCTATAATACTAGCAAAACTTAAAGCCATTACTCCAATAGCTGGGGCATATAATTTAAATAATTTTACTCCTGTTTGAGCATAAATAATGGTAAGGTCTTTTTTAGAATCTTCTTCTGTATATTCTATTTCTTTATCTTCTAAGCAAGTATGAACATCTTCAACTGCTTTATTTTTTTCTTCTATAATTTCACTAACTTTTGTTGTAGCTTTACAAGCTAATACTGTACCAACTACAGTACCAGCAATTCCTGCAACCATTAAGATTTCAGGACTATGTTTTTTAACTTGATATTGAGCACTAGACAATAATCTAGTAGCTTTACTAATTATTTCTTGTTTCATAGTTTATTCTCCTCCTTAAATTTAATCTATAGGTACTGCTCTAGGCATTTTAATCATGTACCCATCTCTAACACGAACAATTTCCGCATTACGGATATTTGTCCATCCATATTTATTATCAGTATAATTACCTGTTATACCAACTAAATCATACAAATCAGCAACACGTACTAATCCATATGTTTCCATCAATTCATCCATTCTCATTAAAACATCCTCTGCTTCTCCACGAGAATTTAGAATAATATCATCATAAGAATAGCTTGTAGATCTACTAATTGGTGCTCTACGATCATAAGAGCTATCATAATAACTTCTATATGATACTCTATCAGCTGTCGAACGACCACTATTAGCTCTTCCCCTTGATTCACCATACAATAATATAGATATACCATCTGTTACTATATCAGATATAGCTTTCTTAATAGCTGGAATTAATACCTCACCAAATACATAAGACTTAATGTTTTTAGCGTCATCAGATATAAATTCACCTTTTAATTTATCAAAACTGGATTTTTTTCTCGTAACAACAGGACCTTTAACAACTTTTTCAACTTTATGTTCTTCGATTTTGTTTTCCTTTGAACGATTTGAATTAGATTTATAATCTGTTAAACCAGTTACATTTCCATCAACTACATTTTTTCCGTTCATGTTATTTTTCCTTTCTTTATTCTTAAAAATAAAAACAAAAGAGGAGTACATGTTTAATATACCCCTCAATTATTTTTCTTCACTCTATTTTTCAGTTTTACTAGAGTTTTTAGTTTGAACTTCTACAACTTCTGCTTCTACAGCATTAGCTTTTCTCTTCTTTCTGATATACATTACTACAGCTACACCAGCAGCTACTACAGCACCTGCTATTGCAACTTTAGCTAAAGTATTACCAGTAGTTGGTACTTCAACTAAGTCCATAGTTCCTTCCATTGTTTCATTCATTACATCTTTTTCACTCATTGTTTTTTCCTCCTTCTAAAATAAGTGTGAAGAAATAATTCTTCATTATAGTCCCCGATTTTTTCGCGAACTAATGTTCTATCTATCAAACCCTTTATCAGGTGTGATATTATAATCAATAACGATACAAGGTTCGTCTGTATCAGTTATACAAGCATCGAAGTCTAACTCTATTAAACCTCGATCAATATTCCATCCAATATAATCTCCTTCTTTTATACCTGGTAAACCAAGTTCTGAATAGAATTTATTTAATGAAATATAATTTTGATGAGTCATTTCTCTATTTAAAGAGTTAACTACTTTACGAATAGTATCTAAATCAGATCTAAAATATCTTCCAGATATACTATCCATACAAAGAGTTTGACCTTTTGGGGTAATTATTATTTGTCTCTTCTCGTTAACTCTATCTTGAGCTATTTCATCACGTATTTTTTTCTCTTTTTTCTCACCTATAGTTTCAATTACTTTATCTTTATAAGTTGAGAATGCCCTTTCAGACAATGTATAAGCGGTAGCTAAAGCTGTTTGGCGCTTTGTACTAATAGTTGTAGCACCAATTATACAAGCTACGGAAGTTATACATAATGTTCCAGCAGGAATATAAGGTTTCCATGCTGTCATAATGGTTTCTTTAAATGTAAGAGTATCCGTATTAAGTTCCTCTTTTTTAGCATTTAATAGTTCCAAAGCTTTTGGAGTGGCTTTAACTGCTAATACAGTAGAACCTATCATACCAGATATTCCTATTCCAGTCAATATTTGAGGAGCATTTTTTACAAAGAATCCTCTGACTGCTTTAATTCCGTTTTCGAGTTTTCCACTCATATTTATTCTCCTTCCTGAAAACATAAAGGAATATGTTTCAATTCCTTTATTTATTACCTAAACGGCTATTAACTAATGCTTCTAATTGTAATTTGTTTTCTTTGTCTCCAACGAATGCTGTTACTAACATACCAGCTACGCTTAAGCCAATACCAACAAATTTAAATATCTTAATTTTATTCATAGTTATTCTCCTTTCTTTCTCAATATAGGCACTGTTCATTCCGCGAATTAAAAGCAGAAATGATCCATTGTTGGTGAAACGTTCGTAATAATATTATAACAAACTATTCCATTACTCATTATAACACGTTCATATGTAAATTCCAAGTCATCAACATGTTCTTCTGTTTGCATTTGATATTTGCTCCATCCCATGGCTTCTCCATAAGGTGATGGTTCTATACCTAAATATGAATAGTAGTCATTTAAAGTTAAATGTTCACATTGTGCAAACTGTATTTTTGCTTTACATTCAGCTTGAAGTACTTTATGTATATTTGCCTCAAAGAATCTCATTGAATTAAATTCGAAGAATAATGTTTCGGTATATATCCCTTCCATTTCTTCTAATTGTTTACGGACAAGATCGTGTGAGAACTCTTCATCAACTTCTTCACCATAACGTTCGGATACTCGATTACGATATTCTTTAAACGCGTTGTCCAATAACATATAAGCAGACATTAAATTCTTTTGTTTCTGAATATTAAGATAGTTTGCACCAACTATGCATAATATAGTAGATACACAAGATATAGCTGCAGGAATATATGGCTTCCAAGCCACCTGTACAGTCTCTCCTACCGTCAATTCGTCTCCTTTAGTCATTTTTGCCTCTTCTATTAACTTTAGTGCCTTAGGAGTACCTTTAACAGCCAATACAGCCGTAATTACAACACCTGTAGAACCAATTACCGTTAATATAGTTGGCGAGTGTGCTTTCAAAAATAATTGAGCTTTGTTCATATGTTCTCCTTTCATAATTGTAAAACAAAAAGAAAAGGCAATTATATATTTTGTCTTTTCTTTTAAAGGTTAATGTTATCTACTTCTTAAATAATTTAGGTATAACACTATTTAAAATGTTTCGTCCTAAGGTACTAGTTACAGTAGACTCTTGATCAAATCTAAAAGTTTTGATAATAGCGTACAAACTGATAGCGGTAGATATTCCAAATGTTGCGATAGTTATTCTGTTACGAATTTTCTCACGCTCGTCCTCAGCATTAATTTCTTCCCTCTTTATTCTTATGTCATTTTTGCTTTGTTCGAGTTTAAGAAGTTCGTTTCGAATTTTATCGCGTTCTTCTAGAACGCCACGCTTCTTTTCGTCGTCATTACCCATAACTGTGATTAGATCACCTAGAGCATTGTAATCTTTCCAAAGGGCTTCTTCAATATTATTGTCCATGTTTTGTCCTCCTTTATTTACATGATAACAATTTTCCCCCTTCACTATAGTCACTGTTCATCTCGCGAAATGATAGCATTGTGACTAATTTTAAATATAGCATATTTTTTGCGGGGATTAGCAATTTCATCGCTAGATATTCTAAAACGACATAATCCAGTACTTTGTTCGATCTCAACCTGACCATGTACTTCATCACGTCTCTTAAATATCATACAAAAAATAAAGCCAATTGTAAAGCCTACAATAAGAAATATAATCTTTTCCATTGTTCGCCCTCCTTCGTAAAACTAAAACAAAAAGAAAAAGTCTAAAATTATTTAGCTTCTTTTTCTTCTTTGTGAGTTCTTACGATTTTAACAACTTTTGTTGCTATTGCAGCACCGGCTAATACACCAGCAGCAACGATAGCTACAGTTTTGATTTTGTTATTCATAAATACACCTCAAAATAATTATATCATAAAAAAAAAGAAATTAATGTATTTCAATTAATTTCTTTTCTTCTTTCATTATAAGATCTGTAAATTTCGCGAGTTTGAAAAAAGAAAAATGTAAAGTCTAAGTTATTTAGACTCTACAAATAATGATTTGATACCTCTAATGATATCCTTAAATTCTTCAGCAATAATTGTGTTTAGTTTACGAAACTTCACTGCAAATTTCTTTGTTCCTATAATTTCATTTATTAATAGATATAACATACCCATTAACCATGCTATTATAAGAGCTATAGACATTGCACCTCCAATCGTAATTAACATTAAAATGCTTAAAATTTTATTCATAATCCATTCTCCTTCTTTCACTATATGGCTTGTAAATTACGCGAAAATATAAAGAGGATGTTATTTATCCTCCTCTCTCCAAAGTGAGATAGCTTTATTAAAGCAATGTGCATTAATAAGCGTACCTACTCCAGAAGTAGCAGCGTATAAAATCCCCTTAATTTTATTCTTCATGTTAAGCCTCCTTTCATTAGAAAGCATGTAAATAAAACGAAAAGAATAAGTATATGTTACTTACTCTTTTTAAATTTGTGTTTATTTACAATCTTATCAACATACTTAATTAATTCATTATTAAGTTTAATCTCTTGTTTATATAGCTTTCTTTCTAAAGAGTGTACTCTGACATTGTGAGCTAACTCTGATACTGAAAGACATGCTAATACACCCATAGCGATTGCACCTAATCCTAAACCAATTTTCGCTAGTTTTTCATTGTCCATATTTACACACTCCTTTCAATATATAATCTGTTTATCCCGCGAAAAAGAAACATAGTATGTAAACTACGCTTCTTTATTTTTCTTGATTGAATTAACAATTTTGTTACTGTACTCTTTTAAGTCGTTAATATCTTTAGCCATATATTCTTTACCCCATTCATAGGTCTTTCTATATGCTCCATAGATACATACTCCTAATAAAATACGTCCAGCAATATTAAATACTTTATTCATAATCAATCTCTCCTTTTCTATTATACCGTATGTAGTTTACGCGAAAAAATAAGAGGGGGTGTATTTTTAACGACACCTCCCCTAGGGTATTATAATTTTTGTAATGATGATTCTTTATAGAATCCTGTAGTACCAGTTGAATTACCTACTTGATATGGGAATGGTCTTCCACTCCATATTCTAAGTATTTGTCTTTCCCAACCAATACCGTATGCAGTATTACTATCACCATAACTTGAACCATTACCTGTACCAGTTATTTTTACTCTATCTCCAACTTGTAATCCTGTTGGTTGTGGAGTAGGTTGTGGTGCTGGTTGTGGTTCATCAGCTTTTCTGATAGAACTCTCATCCATCCAACCTAAATCACCAGTTGTATTATAAGGATGTGCTGAACCAGGGTTCTTACGAGTAATATTAGTAGTCTTATTACTTACAGATCCTGCTGGACTAGCAGCGTTTGAACTAACATATAGTGGACCATTAATAACTACTCTATCACCAATATTAAATTTATCACTTGGTCCTGGAGTAGGTTGTGGTGCAGGAGGATTATAAGGATAATTAGGATTAATAATAAATCCTCTAAATCTATAATTAGAATTTAATCCCCATCTTCCATTATTATTATAATGTGTTTGTACCCAGAATGGATTAGAGCTTCCCCAACCACTTTGAGCTATATCGATACAGTTATCATTGTGAACTTTTACTACTATACCAACATGACCAGCTAAAGAACCTAATCCTTCCCAACAAATTATAGAACCAACTACTGGTTTACTAAGAATAGATAAACCAGACGCAACAGCTCTTTCAATAAAATTTTCAGCATTACAATTTAAGTGATATTTTTCATATCCTAATGCTAATTCTTCATTAAAAGCACCACACGCATATCCAACACAGTTAGATAATACATTACATTGAGAATCTGTTGGTTTTCCAACTATACAAGTGGAATATCCACCAGCTCCTCTTGTTATAAAATATTTATTACCCGCAGTAGGTCTAGTTGTTCGTATCATCTTCTGTCACCTCCACTGGAATAACTTCACCTTCGTCGATCATTTCTTCAAAAGGCACTTCGTTTAGAGTAGATTGAGTATCAAATGGTTCTTCGTCTAAAGCACCGATACCTTCTTCCTCCATAATATAATTTCTCTTATATTCTTCAACTAGGTCTTTGTCATAATCTACTTCTACAACTTGACCTTCTTGTAGCACATTGTTTTCTTCCATTTGTTTCTCCTCCTTTACAAATATATTTAATAAGAAAACTATTTTTTCTTTTGAGATTGCTTATATAGTTGATTAAAATATACGCTTGCTCCTGCTGTAAGAATTCCTTGTGTTAGGGCTACAAATATAGCCATAGCAATCTCTTTTGCTCCAGTGATTTCGCTAGTAGCAAATACATATAAACCAGATAATATTACAGCAACTGTACCTAATAGTAATGGTATAAATTTATCTTTAACTTCAGATTTCTTTATACCCATACCTATTAAATATAACACTGGTATTAATATTAATAGTTCTGGTTTAATGAATTCTTTAAATGCTTCGAACAATTCCATTATTTCTCACCTCCTTTGCAAACAACCTATTTCTTAGGTCTATTAGCAGCTTCTTTTAATAAGACTCTGTCTGTTTCGACCTCTCCATTGATCTTTACTTTCTTACCATTGATGTCCATATATTTATACTTATCCTTGTAGAAATCATAAACATCCAGATCATCAAAGGCACTTTTTATCATTTCCTCTGTGAGTTCTTCGCCTTTTCGTATGGATTGACCATACTGATGAATTCGAGACTTTACATTTCTTAAGTCTCTCATATCATTTTCGTATTCCATTCTATCTACTTGTTCTTGAATATGATCTATTCTTTCGTTAGTAGATTTATTTAATCTATTACCTAACCATCTCAATGGCGAGAATTTGATAGGTAATACTTCGAAAGTTATACCAAATACTGCTAAAAAATCAACAATTATTCGTATAACTTTGATTAATTCATCAAGTTTTATTTCCATATTTCCTCCCCTATTTTATTAGTAATAATATTAATCTTGTATATACGATATGCCATCTAACGATAACCGTCCAGTACAATACGAATTATGTAAATCACTTGAAATCTTTAATGTAGCCATAAATATGACTCATAGTTCTTTGTTATCTAAAGTCCAAAACAAAATACATGCAATATAATTTTTAAACCAGTTTTTGGTACATCTGTGAATATCCATCCTCTTATCTTAGTTGGAGTTACTTCACCTATAGTATAATGAGATCCCCAACCACCAGCTGTTTCAACACTTACATAAGCAACTGGTATTTGTCTAAAATAACTAGGTAAAGTTATATCATAACCGGCATAATATAATGAACCTTCTGGTACTGTTATATCGATACTATCAATAATTATTCTACGATATAACATCCCAACATGGCTTATACCGAATGTCATATAATACCATTTGTCACATAAATTTTGTCCCTGATTAACTTCTACAAAATCAGAAACATAATCTTTCATTTTATCTAGTTTGTCTGCATTAGTTTTAATGTCTTTTAGTTGTTTTCCAGTGTCTCCAACATAAACATCTTTATTAACATATTGAGCCATTAGATAACGCCTCCAAGAGATGTAAGGTTAATTAAATTTTTCATTTCTGTTTTCTCCTTTCAGAAATTTCTATATTTTTCACAAATTGGCTCTGTGAAATTTATATCTTTACAATGATCGTACGTAGCAAGTCTATATATCATCCAGAAAAATAGTAACATCATAATTATAGTAGCGATGACAATAATAATTGCTATTACCTGTAAAATGTTATATATTTTATCTTTCATATATCCTCCTATTCATACCAAATCATTTTTACACCGTTAATATATAAAGCATTACCTTTAATATTAACACCTTCTACATTACCATCACCTTTAATATTTCCATGCACATCCAAAGCTTCGGTAGGTTTTTTGTTTATACCCATCCTTTTGTTAGCTAGGTCTTTCCATATAAAAGCATCAGCAGTAGATATAGTATATGCTCCAACTATAACTGTCTCTAAAAGATCTGTTATTTCTAAATATAAATCGTATTGAGAAGTTGTAGCAAAGTCGTCATTAAGCACAGCATTTAATGTCCATATTCCTCCAGAGCTTGTAAGTATGGCATCACTAGGTAACAACTTCCAAGTTCCACTAGCCCCTATTTTATATTTTATAGATTGAATTGAATTACTTTTAAGTAGTCCAGTCCAGTTAGTATATACTCCAGTAAACGCTAATACAGCTTTAGTACCAATACCATTTTGACGAGTGATCTTTGCTGTTGTAACTCCGGGATTATTGTATGCAACTAAATCAATATCGATTTTAGCTGTTCTTGACATTCCACGTTTATCTATAGCTGTTACATTAAATGTGTTTGAAATCATATTACCCAAAGTAAAGGACTGATTAGACGTAGAATACGCTTTAGTAACGGTCGCTAAACCACTTGCTGATACTGAATAATAATCTGCAGTAGCACTCTTTTGTGGAACCATTGGTTTAATAGTACCAGATAGATTATTATGACCAGATATAAATTTATTAGTACCAGAAATATCTGTATGAGAATTGTTTACTACATTTATAATATAACTACTATCAAATAATGGTTTCTCCGCATCACTCTGTGCAATACTATATGTATGGTTATTAGCATCATTTAATGTTTTAGTTATACTACCATATGTAACCTTACAATAATATGTACCAGATTTGGAAGTAGGTATAGAAGCATATTGTCTAGAAATAGCATCAGCAGTTTTAAATTCTCCATTTACTACACCATTATAAGTACCACTATATGTTCCTAATACTGTGTTAGTAGATTCCTGTAATATTTGTAATGTTACATTTCTACCTAATGGATTATATAAATTAACAGATGCTCCATTACCAATAGTAAAGTTATTCATGCTAATTGGTTTGGGATAATCGTACATAGCCAAAGAAGTATAAGGTTTATCTTGTGCCCATAAACCACTATCTCTTCGTTTATAATCACCATATATTGTATATGTTTTACCAGGTGTTAGATTATTGATAGTGTATTGTCCACTAGTAGCATTAGCGTCACTAACAACATCAACCCATGAACCATTATCTAATTTATATTGAACTGTACTACATTTTTCGGATGTTGTCCATTTAATTGTAGCTTGAGTCTCATTTCTGCTAACAACTTCTATTGTTGGTTTACTACTGAAATATCTAGCTATAGATTCCATTACTAATGTACCATCATAGCTATTATCTCTATTGCTAAAGACTGAACCTTTTAATGTAAAACCTATATTTCCAACACTACCATCGGAATTATGGTATTTAATAAACGATCCACTTACTGAACCCTTGGCTGCTGGAAAAGCGTAACTATCCCAGTTTTTAGTTTTAACGCCACTCGTTCCATCATATCGTTGTTCGCCATCTATCCATACACCATATTTATAAATAGTATAATAGTTAACAGAACCGCCTATTGATTCTAATGTCCAATTAATTGTCGAATAATTTTGTTCACTTGTTCCTTTTGTTTGTGTTACTGTTAATTTTAAATAACGTCCTTCATAAGAACTTGTTTGTACACTTGCCATCTATATCTCACCTCCTAAATATATTCTATTATATTATCATTATCAAGAACAACAGTACGTAATCTACCAATTTTAGTACCTTGTTCAAATTCGCCCATTTGAGAATATACTCTTTCACGAGTTAATTCACCTATAACATTTGAACCATCTTTTAATTGATAAGATGTAGATGTAGTGTTTGTAGATCTATTAGATGTTTCAGAATATAATCTTAAACCATTAGCATCTAATTGATGTTTTTTACCATATACTTCATCCATGAAACCCGACCAAACATCATTTGTACCTTGACTTATTATTAAATCAGTAATTTCTAAAATATCATCACCAGCACAAGATATAATAATCTTTGGTGAATTAGTAGTAGCTTCATAAGGTTCGTCCAAAGTAACTGTTGTCCATTCGCCTTTAGCTTCTGTGGTATTTAATATGGTTTTTGTATTACCATTACCAGTAATCTCTACTTTAACTTGATTA